CCCTTCTTACAGACTTTGTAAATTCTCTATCACGTTGTGATGTATCTAAAGAAACAATAGATAAGGCTATGAAGATGTCAGAGAAACCTAAGAAAGGTGCTACGTATTACATAGTAGAACTCAATGAAAGCTGATACTCCCATTGCCCTAGCTGATCTAACTACAATGACTGATAATGAACGTGAGGCATTGGTAGTTAACATACGTGAACGTAGGCTACGACCTGTTAAAGCTTATGAAGAGTTAAGTCTTATGCAAACAGAGGCAAGACGGGAAGTATTAGAGAAACAATGGGCTAAAGCATTAGAGATGTTTCAAAAAGATTTAACTCGTGCTGATAGAGCTATGGAAACACTGGAGAAACGTAGTACTAAGTTACGTGCAATTAAAATGGAAATAGAGGATATGTAATATGAAGGGCAGAGAGATACGTGAAGCACTACAAGGTAAAGTTGATCCAACAGTACTGCATTGTCTATGCTCTGTAGCTGAAGATGTATCAGCACAAGGACAAGAGATACATGCTGTAGCTGAGTTACTAAATAGTATGACTGATATCTTAGCTGGTGTAGTAGAAACAATGGAAGCTGTTAAAGATGCAGTAGGTAAGGAACATGACGTTTAAACTAGTATCACTTGACATGAGGATGGCAACAGATGAAGACTCTCATCTCCCTACTTATGACCACACTAAGCTGTCTGCTATTAACACTTGTCCAACGTGGGGCATTCTACGTTATAGTATGCACAAGAAGATGCCTGGAGGGGCAAGGCAGATGCCACTCGAAGCTGGTAGTGCTTCGCATGAAGGTTTCGCGGCTGTACGCTTATACCAGTATCTATATCACGATGAAGACTTTCCAAATAAGAAAGATAATGCAGCCTTCCATGGGATACGCTTGTTTGGAACTTATAGGTATCAAAGTATGGTCAATACCTTATCCGAAGGAGCAACAGATAGAACCAATTGCATTAACTTTACTATCGAAGCTTTGGAAACCTTTGGTTTTTATGATGATATTACAGATCGCAATCGTACTCTTAGCAATATCACAGAGTCCCTTATCTCTTATATAGATGCAACAGACTTTAAGAGATATCCTATATGGGTTAGAGATAAGAATGATCCTGAAACTGACATTGGTATTGAAATAGCATTCGATGTTGTTGTTGATATTAAGTATGAGCTAGATGATGGCCCTGTTGCAATGCTACAAGCACGTTTCACAGGCAAGTTAGATGGATTACAATATGACAAAGATAAACTTATCATTGTGGAGAATAAGTCAGGCTCTCGTCTTGATGATAGTTGGCTTGCTCAGTGGATACTTAGTCACCAAATCACAGGTTATTGTCTCGCCTCTGCTACTTTTACTGAGTTACCTTGTAATCATGCTTTGGTGTCTGGTATGCGCATACCGATTGGACGTATCCCTGCTGAAGGCATACGTAAAGAGTATGTACCAAGATCACCACTAATGTATGAAAAGTGGGCTAATTGGTTTGTTACTACAATTAATACGGAGAGACAATATGTGGATAAAGTGGTTGATGCTCCAATGTATACTCATAGCTGTAATCGTTATTTCCGTAGCTGTAGTTTCTTACCTTTTTGTGCATCTGATACAGTAAAAGAGAAAGAAGACATTATAGAAGAAATGGAGTTAGATGAATGGAGTCCCCTACACGAGTAGATGTAACAGTAACAGAGAGTTATTGTATACTAAGAGGATTACACTCTAAAGGAATTACTTGTTACGGACCTTATGAGAATTTTCAAGATGCAATGATGTATGCCCATATCCACTTCCGTGAAGATACATGGGAAGTTGTACTAATGATTAAGGAGGTTTAGATGGTAGAGATTACACTAGGTAATAAAGTACTAACAAGTCCTAAGACACAAGTTAGACGTATGAGTATGGTAATATGGGGTCCAAGTGGTGCTGGTAAGACCACCCTTGCTGCTACTGCTCCTGGACCTATACTTTGGGTTAACTTTGATCCTGATGGCACTAGTTCACTTGGTGATAGAGAGGACATACTCATTGCAGACTTTAGTATGGATAACCCTAACATCGTAATGAAGTTTAAACATGATAACTGTGCAGGAGTGAAACAATTACTCGATGAACATCCCGAAATTCAAACAGTGGTATTTGACAGCCTTACTAGTTTTAATGAAATGTCTCTTAAACATGGCATTACCGAAGTTAAGGGAGCTTCAATGGAGATGCCTACATTGCAAGGGTATGGAAGACGTAACTCTTACACTATGCAAGGAGTCATGTCCTTTATTAAAGCAACAGGAGCGTTTAACAAACATTGCATCATTATTGCCCACGAAGATGCTCCTCAAAAAGATGACCTAACTGGTGCTATGATGGTTAGTATCCTTGTGGGTGGTAAAATGCAATCTGAAATCCCAATCAAGTTGTCAGAAGTATGGCACTTGTTGGACACAGGGAAGGACAGAAAGATCACAGTACGTTCTTCTCGCCTTCGCAAGCCTATGAAGTCTCGCATGTTCAAGATGGATGAGAGTAGTGACTTTAATTGGTCTTACGATGCCGAATCATGGGAAGGTGAAGGTATTAAAGAGTGGTATGATGCTTGGGTAACTAATGAGGGGCGCAAGATACCGTTACCCAAGTAGTCTACCATCTAGGAGAGAGTTATGATTGTTAATGATTTAAGAGAGTTACTACTAGAGTCAGGACGTATCAACTATCGTACACTATACTCATCTAAGACATATAGAAATCCTATTGGTACTGCTAAGTATCGTGTAAGATTAGGTACTGTACTGATTGATTCATTCTTGACTATGAAGAACATGAAGATACAATATCCAAGCATTAAAGAATACCACATATAGTGGTTAAAGAGGTTCTACCTACTACATATAGGGGCTTTACAATAGGTAGAATATGATTACAATAACAGTCCCAATAACCGTCACACAGGAGTATGACACATGGAAGAACTATCAAGTATTATTGAATTTAGCATCGACCTTAAGAAGCAAGAAGCACCGGAACCTCTCCCTGCTGGAGAGTATACAGGCGTTATTCGAAAGGCTGAAGTTAAAGAAAGCCAACGAGGAACAATGTACGGAGCAGTAAGCTTCCATATTGGTGCAGATCAGTATCCACCTGACTTTAGTGATGGATCGGATGATGGTCTGACGTTGGTATTTCGTCGCGTGGGCTTAGAAGATAATCCACAGGCACGTTACGGCACGAAGCGTTTCATCGAGTCTATTGGTGCGCCACTGTCAAAGAAGATTGACGTTAATGAGTGGGTTGGGATGGAAGCTGCCATTGACGTTGTACACGATACATATGAGGGCGTGACTCGCGCCACCATTGACCGAGTACGTGCTGCTTAGTTGAACGATCCCGTCCCCCAGAGCAGGACGTATAGTGAGGATGTTGATACTTACACCATTAAGTGTTGACATCCTCATTTCTATGCTATAATATATCTATATTAACTTAACCGAAGGAGAGGAATACTATGGCTGATACGAAACTCAAAGGCACTCGGACCGTGAAACCTGTATATGCTATTATGTCTGTTACAGACAATGCAGGACAAGTCCTTGACATTACCAAGGAAAATGTTACGGTACACAGTGTTGAGAAAAATGCAGATGCAGTTCTTGATGCATTAGATGCTGGTGAGCTTCCCAAAGGCAGCTTTTATAAACGCATTGCTCTTGGTTAATCGTCACGAAAGCTAGTGTAAGTCGGTATAGCTTCTAGCAACCAAGCAAAAGACCCTCTATCTTATTTGGTAGGGGGTTTTTTGTGCTTGACACACAGGGGAATGTGTGCTATGTATACTATTAAACATGAGTGGCACTTAGCCAGTGACTACTGTATTCATTGTGGCCTATCAAGAATCCATGAATACGATCAACCTTATCAATGTCACAGACACAAAAACGTAGTAGCAATATCACATAGAGTAAGGAATACTAATGTCTTACGAACCCCCATTGAAAATTACAATTCCAATCCCGATGATGATCCCACCTTCTAGAGGTATCAATGCCACAGGTAAACGTGGAGGCAACTTAAGGATACGTTGTACTAATAAAGAGTATGATGCTATCCAACACGAAGCTGAACTCCTTGACCTATCACTGGCTATGTTTTGTCGTTGGTGTGCTACTCGTGTGGTAGCCCAGTTACAACAACACCGACAGACAGAAAGTACTAGCATGACTGTTGGAGAAGAGAATGAATATGATGAGTAACATGGAGATAGAGTTAGATGAGACACAAACTCAAGCTGTTAATCGTTGTTGTGACACTAAACATAGAATTGTTGCTGTCACTGGTGCTGCTGGTACCGGTAAGACTACTATTCTTAAGCACGTCTACCGTGAACTCTATAAACAAAATAGTAGCGTCGTGTTATGTGCACCTACTGGCAAGGCAGCGAAACGTATTACTGAGGCTACAGGGATACAAGCCCAAACAATACATAGGCTCCTCGAATACCCTCACCCTGGAGAGGTGGATCAGAAAACAGGGAAGACTTTGGTAAGTACTGATCCTAAGAAAGATAGGTCTAATCCTATTGAATTTAAAACTATATTAGTAGATGAATATGCAATGGTATCAGTTGAAGTCCATCGTAATCTATTGGATGCAATGCCTCCAGGTGGTGTTATTCGTATGTTTGGTGATGCGAATCAATTACAACCAATTGAAAGTAATAAGAGAATACAACAAGAGCCTAGCTCCTTCCTTAAAATGCTCGACAAGTTTGATGGGATTAAGCTTGAGACTATCCATCGTCAAGCAGGGGATAGTAATATTATTACAAATGGACAACGAATTATAACAGGACAAATACCATTACGTAAAGAAGATTTTCAACTCATCTTTAGTAATGAACCTGTTGAAGCTATACTCGATTTCATACAAGATAATCTAACTAGAGAAGTAGATTATGGAACAGTTAGTAATCAAATCATCTCTCCGACTAAAGTGGGATGGGTTGGTACAGAGGCACTTAATGCAGCTATTCAACAGCTACTCCAGCCAGCTACTAAACCTTATATATTACTTGAAAGACAACAATGGAGTAACATCGAAGAACAACGATTATACATTGGAGATAAGGTTATCTTTACCGTGAACAATTACGCACTTGATGTCTTTAATGGAGAGACAGGAATCGTTACTGAATTTAATGCAGAAGGAAGTGTTACTATTGACTTTGGCGATAAGGATATTACCATACCAGTTGAACTTGAAATGGCGGGACGACATGGTACATACTTCAATAACCCACAAAAAGATTTAGACCTTGCGTATGTTATTACTACTCATAAAGCACAAGGTAGTGAATATGATAGGGTATGTTACATTATGAATAGATCACGATCTTTCCTATTGAATAGAAAGAACTTCTATACAGCTACATCACGCGCACGTACACATGTTACTGTGATTACAGATCAACAAGCAATTAATCTTAGTCTATATAAGAAAGGGGATAAATGACATACTTTAGTTTCATCCCAAGGCTTGTTACATTAGGCCATCAAAATGCTAAGGACATTGGTAGGTTACAACCTGTAGAAAAATACCCACTTTCAGAAATTACTACCGAACTTAAAAACTCTGGAGACTTACCTAATGATTGTGCTACTGAACGGGCCGCCAGGAGCAGGCAAGGATACAGCAGCTACGATTATACGTAAGCTGTTACCTGAGACAAAAGACTACAAGATTAGTAAGCCACTTAAGGAAGGTATCATTGCTATCTTAGGATTTCCAAGAACATATTTAGCAGCTTTTGAGGAAGACAAAGATGAACCAAATGTTACACTTAATGATAATTCATATAGACAATTGCAAATAAGATTGTTTAGAGACTTTATAGAACCTAATTTTGGTGCTGAAGCAATGGGACACTTTGCCATTCGTGGTATAATG